ACTGTAGACAGTTTTACCGCTTTACAACAGATACAAAACAGTAGTCAGCTCAGATATCGTTTAGTCAGTATATCAGTTAATTAATATTGCAATGTAAAAACTTAATTGCCGATTATAATAAAATCAAGAGAGGAGGATTTTAGATGATATTGCTTTCGGCAACCAAATCTCTAAGTTTTATGATAAAGGGAATATATAAATATAATCTCTTTGGTCATGAAGTATGGATAACTACAACTACAATATCTTTAATGGTGGTGGTTGTGGCTATACTTATATTTGGAGTATTTGCCAGAAGGGCACTTATGAAGGCTGATGATAATATCGGAGCTTTTCAAAATTTTCTGGAGTATGCGTATGAACTCTTGGAAACTATGGCAGGAGGCATCTTAGGAGAGAATTCCTACAGGTTCATTAATTACATAGGAACAATATTTCTTTTTATATTGATTTCGAATTTAAGCGGACTTTTAGGAATGAGAAACCCTACTGCTGATTATGGCGTAACCTTTCTTTTAGGGGTGTTTACTTTTATTATAGTTCAGTACCAGGGAATTAAAAACAGAGGGCTGAGGCATTTTACTTCGCTTTTTGAACCCTTGCCTCTGCTTTTTCCTTTGCATTGGGGCCTCGATAAAGCCGGTGCCGCCGCTAATTTTAGCCACTTCGCTGTGACAATTTCGTGCAATTTCCACTGGGTCGCCACGTTTTTAAAAGTTTGTGAAAAATATGGCTCCACGGATTGACCAGCTGCGGCGGTTTTATCTGTCCAGTTGTAAATTTGGTCTGCGACAAAATTTGGCAATGTGGTTTGCCACCCTTGCGGCATAGATTGATTTTGCTTAATTGCTTTTTCAGCCAATGACAAGGCTCGGTCAAAATCAGCAATGTCAAACAAATACACAATGCAATAAACCAAGTAATCATTCTGATAAATTGCCCCTTTATCTAAATATGCACTCACAAACGGCAACCACTTTGGCAAAAATCGGTTGCGTTTATAGTCTAATTTTTCGGCACGTGTCGGGAATGCGCGTACTGCGTTCACATCATTTTGTAAGGCGATTTCAAGCACAGCATAATCATTACCATGAGTCGCAACCGCACCTTGTTGTGTGTTGTTCTCTGATACTTGATTAATGTCTGCTAGTGCCTGCATTTGACGTTGAAAATCTCGCATTCCCATTTTTGGTTAGTTCCTATTCTTCACCATTTAATTTAACTTTGGTATGGTCGATAGCGGTCATTAAACCTAAATCTTCCACAACATAGCCTTCTTGACGATAATAAGATGTCACCACACCTTTTTTATCTTCATCGTTACGTAAAGAACGACGTACACTTTCAGCTTCAGTGTACACACTTAAGTTTTTAAGCGTTGTCACAGCTGCAGCGCGTGCAGGGAAGTTTGGTGGGGTAATGGCATTCATGCCACCGAATGAACCCATTAAGTTATGTGAACCTAATGCGGCTTTTTCGGTAGGGGTTAAACCATGTTTTTTCTGAATGAGTTTAGTTTCTTTGCTAACTAAATCAGCACCAACAAGGAAGACTAAATCATTTCGGTTTTGATGACGGAAATCTAAGCCTTGTTTTAAGTCAAAGGCTAAATCATCAAGATTCGCGTAATCGGCGTTATCACCAAAAATGGTAATTTTGCCTGATGATTTTGTAGATTCGGTCATGAAGTTGGCCGCACGTTGTTCTTGTAAAAGTTTCAACCAGCCTTTATTCACATCAGACAAATCTGTTTGAGTTGTATTATCTGCTACGCTTTGACCGTTCCAGCCAATTTGCAAGATGTCTAATGCAACTTGGTTTTGGAAATATTCGCTATAAAGTTCCACAAGGCGATCTTTGAAAATAGCGAAGGAATCGAATAATGCCCATGGCACAATAATGCCACTGTCCGTTTCTGCTAATTCATAGCCATTTTGAGTATGATCAAGATTAGCCAAATTACGGCCAGTTTGTTTACGACCAGTAACGCCTTTTTCTGTTGCACCAAATAATTTTTGACCCTTCGTATGTGCTACTTGAATCATATTAATTTGTTTCAAGAAATCGGAACGCTGTTGAATATTTTCGCCTAACAATGCTGCTTCAGGTGCTTTAAGTGCAAAACTTTCGCCACGTAACACTGAATCAATAGGTTGATTAAAGTGTTTCGCTAATGCTGCCGCTAGGGCGTAATATGCTTGTTTATTCATTGTTTAGAATCCTTTTGATAAGTCGATGTTGTAGCCGTTTACGCTATATACATTTTCGTTTTCAACGGTTGGCACGCCATTTGGCACAATGGTTTGTTCTTGGCTTAATTCGTTGAATTTTTTATCCAACGCCTGAACCGTTGTTAAAAGTTGATTGAACTGTTCCGCAGTTACGCCTTGCGGTTGTTCATCTTTCTTTTCTGTTGGCTCTGGCTTGGTTTCCACTTTAGCTGAAAAATGGCTGTCAATTTTGGTGCCTAAACCATTCATCGCATCAATTAATTGCTTGAACTGTTTATCGTTCATTGCATCGTCCTCTTTATTATTGTTGTTATTGGGAGTTGGTTGTTCTTCCGGTTGTTCGGAAGATGAAAAGAATTGTTTGATCGCGTTGAAAAAACTACGTGTCATTTTTTCTTCTTCATTTTCTTTTGCAGAAAAATTCACTTTGACGAACTCGCCAAAAATCATGTCTTTTTGCTCTGCGCTAAAGAATTTCAATTCTGTTGTACCGACAGATGCTGGGGAATCGGTGACACCTAAACCCGATAAATAAGCCTTGCCGCTGTTGCGGAAATTCGGGGTAATTTCAATGCTGGTGAATAAATACTGACCCGCTCTGTTGTATTCGATTAATTCTTGGTTTGGCGCGATGATGGCAAAAAGTTGTGTTTCGCCTTTTTCATTTTCTTCTGCTTTCAGTTCGATCACTTGCCCCATATTGAACCAACGGCGATGTTCTGGCCATAAATTCGCGGTGTAGTGTTCTGGATCGTATGTTTCCGCCATTTCGTGCAATTCTTGGGCGGTGATTTGGCGACCGTCCACGGTGTAGCCCGATGTGGCGATACAAATAAAATCAGTTTTGAGTTTAGATTTGTTCATTTTAAAAATGCCTATGTTTCGCTTTGTTTGCGTAAGTGCCGCCATTTTTGCCGATCTTTTTTGCAAAATCACGGGGCGAAATTCGGATATATTCGGATATAGATCAATAACTGCGCGTATCCGAACAGATCCAATTTTTGCCATTAAAATTTTGCTGTTTTTGTTGCCACAATACGCCCAACACAACAACAGCAAGATAAAAGATGACGGAATCTAAGCTAAGAAAAAGAAAAACAAAACGCTACGATGACGAAGTGATTTATGCGGCAAAGTTTTTATATTTAAAAAAATACACGCCGAAAGAGATCGCTGAAGAATTAGGTTTAAATAGCACACGCCCGATTTACTATTGGGCGGAAAAATACAATTGGCGCAATTTAATCAGCGAAAGCGGGATTGAAGAATTGATCGCGCTACGCATTATCACGCTGACAGAACGGGAAAATAAAAGCGATCAGGAAATAAAAGAACTAGAAGCCCTGATCGATAAAGATATTCAGTACAAAAAGCAACGTGCAGCAACGGTAGCTAAAGTGACGGCAAAAAGTGCGGTCAATTCTAATGATGTTTCTAGCGGTGAACGCGCCTTTGCCGACAGCGGTGACGGTGACGAACGTAAGAAGAAAAAGCGGGTGAAGAATGATATTTCCCACGTTACGCCCGAAATGTGCCAGCCGTTTATTGATTCTTTGTTTAATTATCAAAAACACATCCGCGCCAACAAGCACCACGATGTGCGCAATATTCTGAAATCGCGCCAAATTGGGGCAACCTATTATTTTAGTTTTGAGGCGTTGGAAGATGCTATTTTCAGCGGTGACAATCAAATATTCTTATCAGCTAGTAAGCGACAAGCAGAAATCTTTAAAAACTACATTGTGAAGATGGCGCGGGAATATTTCGGCGTTGAGCTGACCGGCAACCCCATTATTTTAAGCAATGGCGCAGAGTTGCATTTTTTATCGACCAACAAAAACACGTCACAGGGTAATAGTGGCCATGTGTACGGTGACGAATACGCATGGATTCGTGACTTTCAGCGATTCAATGATGTGGCATCGGCCATGGCAACGCATGCAAGATGGCGTGAAACCTATTTCAGTACGCCGTCTTCAAAATTCCACGAATCCTATTCATTTTGGAGTGGTGACAACTGGCGCGATGGTGATCCAAAACGCAAAAATATTCCATTTCCGACTTTTGCGGAATTGCGCGACGGCGGACGACTTTGCCCCGATGGTCAGTGGCGTTATGTGGTAACGATTGAAGATGCGCTAAAAGGCGGTGCTGATACGTTATTTAATATTGAAAAACTGAAGCAGCGCTATAGCAAATACGCGTTTAATCAGCTTTATATGTGCGTTTGGATTGATGATGCGGATTCGATTTTTACTGTTCATCAACTTTTAAAATGTGGTGTAGATATTACTAAATGGAAAGACTTTAACCCGAAATCGGATCGTCCTTTTGGTGATCGTGAAGTCTGGGGCGGATTCGACCCCGCACACAGTGGTGATGGTGCAAGTTTTGTAATTATTGCCCCGCCTGCGTTACCCGGTGAAAAATATCGCTTGCTCGAACGGCATCAATGGCATGGTCTATCTTATGTGTATCAAGCTAATCAAATTCGTGCACTTTATGAAAAATACAATATGACCTACATCGGTATTGATGCGACGGGTGTCGGTTATGGAGTTTATGAATTAGTGAAAGAATTTGCCCGCCGTGCCGCCACGGCGATTATTTACAACCCAGAAAGCAAAACAGGTATGGTATTAAAAGTGCATGATTTAGTTGAGCATGGGCAAATTGAGTGGAGCGAAAAAGAATTGGATATTGTGCCTAGCTTTTTAATGATTAAGCACCAATCAACCAAATCGGGCAATACGATGACGTTCACGGCTGAACGCACTGTAAAAACACAGCACGCCGATGTGTTTTTCGCCATTTGTAATGCCATCAACAAAAAATCTTTAAATGATAAACCGCGCAAACGTCGCGGATGGAGTGTATTAAGTGGAAACTAATGTAAAAAAAGACAGTAAAAAAGGCATTGTGATTGCGCCTATTAATGACCGCACTTTTTCATTAAGTGAGATAACCGCCTCACCCGCGTTAGATTATGTCGGTATTGGCTTTGACGAAAATTACAACTGCTATTTGCCCCCAGTGAATCGTCACGCACTGGCAAAACTACCACACCAAAACGCACAACATGGCGGAATTCTGCATAGTCGAGCCAACATGGTAAGCGCACTCTACGAAGGCGGAAAAGCGTTATCTCGTATGGATATGCGCGCACTTTGCCTAAACTTAATTCAATTTGGAGATGTGGGGCTTTTAAAAGTTCGTAATGGTTTTGGTCAAGTGGTGCGTTTAGTGCCTCTTTCCAGCCTTTATTTACGAGTACGCAAAGACGGCGGCTATTCGTATTTGATGAAAAAATCACTTTATGATACCGCACAAGAAATCTATCGTTATGAAGCTAAAGATATTATTTTTATTAAACTTTACGATCCCATGCAGCAGGTTTATGGATCGCCCGATTATGTAGGCGGTATCCAATCTGCACTATTAAACTCTGATGCTACTGTATTTCGCCGTCGTTATTTTAGTAATGGTGCGCATATGGGCTTTATTTTGTACTCAACGGATCCCGACTTAACCGAAGAAATGGAAGAAGAGATCGCAAGAAAGATCAGCGAATCTAAAGGCGTAGGAAATTTCCGATCTATGTTTGTGAATATTGCGGGCGGTCATCCTGACGGGTTAAAAGTGATTCCGATTGGCGATACCGGCACCAAAGATGAATTTGCCAATATAAAAAACATATCTGCGCAAGACGTTTTAACCGCACACAGATTCCCTGCAGGTTTAAGCGGCATCATCCCAACAAATACTGCAGGATTAGGTGACCCCTTAAAATATCGTGAAGTCTATCACTATGATGAAGTCATGCCACTGCAGGAGATAATAGCTGAAACTATCAACAGTGATCCCGAAATAAAAACTTTGTTAAAAATCAAGTTCCGTGAGCAAAATTTTAGCAAATAAATTTACGTTCAAAGGCTATACAAAATGCCAGTGTTATATATAATAATGATCACATATTAATTTTGTGGCTTTTGGGGAAAATGGCAAGAACAACAGATATTTATTGCACTGTTTGCAATGCAAAATCAGTAATTGAAAGAGCTGAACGCATACACAGTGAATTCACACGTTATTATTGTGCTTGCAAAAATCCCCAGTGCGGTCATCGCTTTGTCATGAATATGGAATTCGGACACACCACACGAAGTAGTAAATTAACGAAAGATAAATTACTTGAACTAGTTTTAGGAAAACTGTCAGATGACGAGAAAGCCAAATTGAGAAAAATATTAGATGATGAAAAAAGCCGCTAGAAATAGCGGCTTTTTTTTTATTTTGTGTTTAATCCCTGTTCTTTCATCGTATGCAACGAAACATAAGACGATTTCAAACTGCCGTAAGGTGCTTTTGGCTCAAATAGCACCAGCATTTGCGGTTTGTTGTTTTGGTCTGTTTCCTCGCCTGTTTCGTTG